ATTTTATCCCGGTTTGCCTGTGCATCTGAGGTCTGGAATGAATGCTCCCACAGAGGGACGTTCCAGGCGCTTCAGGATCCAGGCCAGCATACTCGATCACGGGTATGTACGCACTGCCGCGTCCCCACATATCTCGGGGATGCGGGCCATCGTGGATTTGAGGGTCCGTCCGACAAATCATGCTGCAATCATGATTTACATGTCAGAAGATCCTGTGTCGCTTTTGCCCGCGTCGGATGCCGTTATCCCTTTGGCTACGACGATTCAAGGATACTATGATCCCTATAGTGATCCGAGGAGGCCTTTTCAGTCTCTTGACACCCGGATAATCACAGTCCGGAGTATCAGGATGTCATTGATGACGTTGGTGTGTCACATCTACAACACCGACCCGGAAGGAATGCTTCAGCGTTTGTATTCCGTCCCTGATCGGTCGGTGTTGATTTCTGAGGTGGTACTGCACAACGCGTTGATGCATGCGCTCAATGGAAACACTGATAAGGAACAACGTGCTTTAGACCGTTCCCGTAAGCTCCGAGCTGAGAAGGAGGCTCATGGGAAAGAAGTTGCCCAGAAAGCTAAACGGTCTCACCGCCGGTCTTCTGATCGTAAGAAGGCCAATAAGAAGAAGCACGCAACAGACGGGAATACCGAGACCGTCTGTAGGGAGAGAACTGATCAGGAGACAGCAGGGGCGAGTTGTTCGCTGTCTCCCAAAATTTTGCCTGACGCTGCGATTTTGCGTAGTGCCGAGAAAGCGGGGCAAAAGTTCCAAGAAAAGAAAACGAAGAGGAAGAACGCCAAGGAAAGGGAACTTGAGCGTAATCGGAGAGAGAAGGATCGTGGCTCTCGATCAGAGAGGCACAAAAGCGAGGTGTCCTCTTCTTTGAGCGATACGTCGGCAAAGGAGTCAGGAGCGTCTGACGCAGACTCTGAGGCCGAACGCGAGCGCGAAGAAGCTGAAGCGGCGGCTGAGGAAGCCGCCAAGCAGGTCCAGCTGGCAGCTGCTCTGGAGTCTGTCCGGGAGGGGGTACCCGGGCATTGGCTCCGGTTTGTCTATCGAGTAGACCGTGGCGCGGGGGTTTGGAAGGAGATGTTGGTTCCGTCAGAGGTCGCTGCTAGACCCGAGGAATTGCGTTTCCCGATCGGCCCTTACGTGAATCACACGTGTACTTTCGAGGACGTTGTGTCAATACGTGAAGTGCCAGGCGCGGTTCAGCGCATGGCATTGCACGCACGGACGCAACTGCCAGGCCAGGACTATTGGTCTTACTGGGGCTTAATTTACAACGTGCGAGTTGATACTCATGCGGGGGCCTTGCCGGGTTCTTTCGGCGGCACCCCTGATCGCATCGTTAGTTCGACCCAGTATAGAGTCCTTGTGCACCTCGATCTCCTGACGAATGTGGCATTGTCGCGCCTGCATGCAAATGGCGATTTCTTGACAGTGCTGTCAAAAGTCACTGCTGCTAACTCGCACAGCTCGTCGTATCCCTATGATGCGACAGACATCTCTGTGTCTGCGTTGCGCGAGGATGAGTTAATCACGGCTCTGTTGTGCCTGGACTGGGCGCAGCGTGCCCCGCCTGATTACCTCAATTGCGCGGTGGACTGGTCTGGGAGGGCATTCTCCCGTCAGGTTTTCCGTTTTCTGAGTGA